TGGGGCCTTTTTCTCCCAGTGTTGATAGGATCGATAGTTCTAAAGGCTACACAGAAGACAACTGTCGTGTTATCCTGTGGGCTCTTAATGCTGCCTTCGGATCTTGGGGCGAGGCTGTGTTTCGCGATATTTCGCTCGCATGGCTAGAGCGTAGTGAGGCCAAACCTACCAATAGCTACATCATGGCGGCATAAGCATGGCACTTTTTAATGAATTTGGTGGAGACGCCTTTCCCGCAGCGATAAGCTCGGGTGACGTTTCACCGCAATCGATTACAGAAGACGAAGTAGTAAAAACACAATGGGCCGCGTATATACGCGCCCGCGACGCAGGGCACCTCAAGTGGGTTGAAGAGGCCCGTAAGTTTGACGATTATTACTTTGGCAAGCAGTGGGATCAAGACACTGTAGACACACTGTCAGCGCAAAATCGTCCCTCCAACACAATCAATCTCATCCTGTCGACGGTCAACACAGTTGTTGGCGAGTACATTAAGTCGCGGCAGGACATATCATTTCAACCGATGGGCAAAGGTGCAAACCAAGATACAGCGAGTTCGCTGCGGTTCTTGTTCAAGCAGATAGCCCTCAACAACAAATCCGAACAGCTAGAGAAGCAAGTCTTCATGGACGGGCTAATCCAGGATCGCGGATATTTCTACTACTCCCTCGACTTCTCCGACAATGTTGAAGGCGAACTTCGCGAAACAGCGATGGACCCAACTGACATTATTCTCGATGCCGGTGCGAAAGAGTATGACCCTGCAACTTGGTCTGAAGTCTTTATATCACGCTGGCTGACACCGGAAGAAATCGGCGCAGACTATGGACTGGAATTCCGTGACAAGGTTGCCTTAATGGCCGCTAATGGCACTTTTGGTCACGACTCTCTGGAATGGGAGGCGCCGAACTTTGGTGGCAACTTCTTCAACTCAGAAATCTTTTTCGCTTCGTCTGAGGAAGAAGTGATGCGCGTTAAGCGCATTCGTGTGATCGAACGCCAGCACAAGGTGCTCACGCGCACATCGTTCTTCGTTGACCGTAAAACTGGCGACATGCGACGCGTGCCCACGGGTTGGGGACCCGAACGCGCGAAAGAATTTGCCGAGCGCTTGGGCATTCACATCATGTGGAAGCCTGAACGCCGTGTTCGTAAGACGGTCACTGCTGACAGAATCCTATTACACGACAATTGGAGCCTGTTCAACAGGATCTCAATTGTTCCGTTCTTCCCTTACTTCCGACGTGGCAGGCCCTTTGGAATAGTTCGCAACCTTATATCGCCACAAGATATGCTGAATAAGGTGACATCGCAGGAACTGCATGTGGTCAACACGACTGCGAACTCCGGGTGGACATTCAAGACCGGATCGCTCGTAAACATGGATGCAGACGATCTTGAGCAGCGCGGCGCGAAGACGGGCATCGTGATTGAGTGGGACGGTGATCCGGGAGATAAGCCGGAGAAGATACAGCCAAATCAAATTCCGACCGGACTCGATCGTATATCGGAGAAAGCCGGTGTGTTCTTCAAGCAGATTAGTGGCGTCAACGACGCACAGCTAGGTGCCGTACGTTCAGATTCGTCTAAGGCACTCGCCGATCGCAAGGCTGGCGGGCAGAACCAACAAGAGATCCTCTTCGATAACCTAGACATGACGCGCAAGCTGCGTGCAGAGATCATGCTGGAGATTGTTCAGGCCTACTACACAGAGACGCGCCTTATCCAGGTTCTTGAAATGAATGAGGATGGCGACCTTGAGCAGAGTGAGTTAACGATAAATCAGCCGCAAGAGGTTGGTGGGGTTGAGGAAATCAAGAATGACCTGACGATTGGTGAGTACTCGGTTGTTATTACGCAGATCCCCCGAAGGGACACTTACGACGAGGGCGTGTTCGAACAAGCCGTTAAGTTGCGCGAATTGGGAGTGCAGATCCCTGATTTCGTGCTTATTCAGAATTCGCAGCTCCCAGACAAGCAGGAGCTTGTGCAGCTCAGTAAGAAGATTGCTGGGCTCGCGGCCCCGACTGAGGAAGAAGTTCAGCAGCAGCAAGAGATCGATGCGTTGCAGATGCGCTTGCTCACAGCCGAAGTTCAGGAAAAAGAGGCTCAGGCCATGGAACGGCAGGCTAATGCAATACGTTATCAGGCACAGGCTCGGAAGGCCGATGCTGACCCGCAGGTCGATGTATTCCGGATTCAGACAGAAGCCTCTATCGAAAGCCAGAAAACTGAGGTACAATTCGAGTCTAACATGCAAGATCTCTTCACACGCCTTGAACTTATGAGAAATAAGACAGGAAGCGCGGAGCGGATTGCGCAGATTGGATCTATGACAACTCGGGTCAAATCAGGCTTGGATCGCCGGTTTGGCTTGGAAAAGGAATTGTTGAAGATAAAGAACAAACCTAGCGCCCAGCCGGCTAGTAAGAAAAAGGGCTGATAATAATTCGCCCGTGAGGCGTTAAACGGAGTACAGCATGACCAAGAAAGCAGATCAGCCCGATCAGCCGGCGCCGAGCGCGCCGAAATCCACCGACAAGATCGAGGAAGAGCGACAAGCCTATCTCGGTGGTACCGCAGACGATATCGATAATGAGGACCTCTCTGGTGAGGACCGAGGCGATATTGCGGATCCTGAGGAAATAGCCAAGGCCGAAGCGGCTAAGGCGAAAGAAGCTGAGGACGCCAAAGCAGTCAAGGACGCTGAGGACGCCAAAGCAGCCAAAAAAGACGAGGACGACAAAGCAGTCAAAGAAGCCAAAGAAGCCGAGGACGCCAAAGCAATTAAGGACGCCGAGGATGTCAAAGCAGCCAAAGAAGCCGAGGGCAAGAAAGATGACAAGAATAAAGACAAAGAAGGGGCCAAGGACGACGCCACTGGCAAAGACGGTAAAGGTGACGACAAGAAAGCCGATAAGAAAGCCGACGACAAAAAAGACGACGATGCGGCCAAAGCCGCAGATGCAGAGGCTGCTAAAAAGGACGCTAAGCCGGATGCGCGCGGTATCCCGAAGAGCCGATTTGACCAAGTAAACGAGCGCCGCCGTGTAGCAGAAGAAGAGATTGCGCGACGTGACGCCGAAATCGCGGCCGCGAAAGACGCCAAAGACAATAAATTCGACTTCGAGAAGGCCGAGGACGAGTACATTGAGTTCATGCTCGATGGCAAGAAACCAGAGGCCAAAGCTAAGCGAGCTGAGATTCGCGCCGCAGAGAAGGCCGAATGGAAGGCCGAAGCTATTGGTGAGTCCACTACGACGGTGGCTCAGCAGCAATCAGCCGCAGAGGTCACTGACCTAACAGACCAAGCCATGGAGCTGTATCCGGTCTTCGATAATAACCATGAGGACTTCAGCCCGGAGATTACTGCCAAAACGATGGCCTTCTACCACGGATACAAGGCTACTCGGCCCGCGGGTGTGAGAACCGACGCAGACGCCATGGTCATGGCAATCGCTGACACTATCCAGCTTTACAACCTGGATGGCGACAAGAAGCTCGACGACAAGGGCGACGACAAGGGCGACGACAAGGGCGACGACAAGGGCGACGACAAGGGTGACAAGAAGCCTGATGAGAAGAAGCTGCCCGACAAAACGGATATCGACAAGAAGCTCGAAGCTGCCGAGCAGCAGGGCACGCCTGTACTAGGTGCCGGCGAGGGTAGCGGCGACCACGGGGCCGCGACTCCGAAGATCGACGACCTGACAGATAAGGAAATTGATGCGTTACCGGCGGCAACTCTGGCTCGCATGCGTGGGGACATCGTCGAAGGCGAGTAATCCCGCCGATCGGTTATAAAAAAAAGATACCAGCACTTGTTGACAAGTGCTGGTGTCTTGGTCCATACTCTCCTTCTCGTCCTTAAGCACGACGTAAAACCCCGCCGGAGCCCGCTGCTCTCTTAGCGAAATGATCGTAGTCCAACGGAAAAGGACCGATGGCGCAGGAAGCGCTAAACATTTTGTTTCGCTAAATAAGGAGAACAGCTATGGCTGTTACCAATTTTAACGCCCTCACATCCGAGCAGAAGACTGTTTGGTCGCGCCAGATGTGGAAGGCCGCAAGAAACTTTGCGTTCACCACGAAGTTCATGGGATCTGGTCCGAACGCTATGATCCAGCGCATCACGGAGCTTACCAAATCAGACAAGGGTACCCGCGCGGTACTGACCCTCGTCGCCGACCTTGAAGAGGACGGTGTCGGTGGTGACGACCAGCTGGAAGGCAACGAAGAGGAAATCAAAGCATATGACCAAGTCATACAGCTGGATCAACTCCGAAACGCTAATAAGCATAAGGGCCGTCTGGCTGATCAAAAAAGCGTAGTGAATTTCAGAGAACAGTCTAGGGATGTTCTCGCTTACTGGCTTGCCGATCGAATCGATCAGCTTGCCTTCCTGACCCTGTCTGGTGTCGCTTACACACTGACCAACCGAGGCGGAACGCGTAGCTCGACTACGTTCGCTGGCTTGGAATACGCTGGTGATGTAACCTCGCCGTCAACGAATCGCCACTATCGCTGGGACGCGACGACTGGTTTGGAATCAGGTGACACGACTGCCGTCGCTGCCGCTGATACTCCGAGCTGGGCGATGCTGGTTGAGTTGAAAGCACAGGCTAAAGTCAGCTATATCCGCGGTATCAAAGGACCTGGTGGACAAGAGTTCTACCATGTCTTTATGACCCCGCAGGGCATGGCAAAGCTGCGTCAGGATGCTGATTACTTGGCTAATATCCGTAACGCGGGTGTTCGCGGTAATAGCAACGAACTGTTCAAGGGCACTGATACCGTCTTGGTTGATGGCCTGATGATCCACGAGTACCGACATGTGTTCAACACTGTTGGTGGCACTTCCGGCTCTCAGAAATGGGGCGCTGGCTCAGCGATCGACGGACAACGAGTTCTATTCTGCGGCGCGCAAGCAATGGGCATTGCTGACATTGGTGCGCCTGAGTGGGTGGAGAAGGGCTTCGACTACGATAACAAACAAGGTATATCAGTCGGAAAACTCTTCGGTTTCCTCAAGCCGGTATTTAACAGCAACCTGACGTCAACGGACGAGGACTTCGGTCTCTTGGTCTGCGACACAGCCATTTAAGGAGAACACACAATGGCCATTCCAAACGTTGCACGACAATACCCGCTAGCGGTCTTTATCGACGTTGTTTTCGGTGACATACCAGTACATGCCACCGCTTACGCGCTCTGTGCGATTCCGCAGGGATCGGTTGTTACTTATATTTCGGCGTACGTCGTCACTGTCTTCGCAGACAATGGCACGTTCGACGCAAATATCGGTGACGTCACTGACCCCAACGAGTACACCGACACTACGGCAATGGAGCTTGATGCGTTGGCGATTCCTTCGAATCTGCCGACCATTTCTGGCTTCAAGACGACTTCGAGTGAACCGAATATCACCCTCACGACGATTTTCGGCACAACTACGGATACGCCTTCAGCAGGTGCTGTGCGAATATTGCTTTCGTACGTAACCTCTGGCCGTAACAACGAAAACCTCGGCTAGCCCCGAGTCTGTCTAAGTTCCCCGGCTTCTGCCGGGGAGCTTGACCCCTTTCAGGGCCTCTGGGTCCGTGCTATGCTCTGACTTTCACAATAAGAGGATGCTGACATGTCAGTAATGATATCCCTGCGGAGTTTCCGCCTTTCAAATACGTCCGGCCACTGTGTATTGGTCGAAGCCAACAAACCCGCTATGATCCCGTCCCCGCTACGCGAGGGCGCTATTATGGCTGGGATGGTCGATTACGATGCGCCACTAGAAACAGTGCCTACGCCTGAAGTCCGGCCTACGCCGTTGCCATCAGAGCTGCCATCAGAAGGGCATATAACAGGACCGTTCCCGGTGGTCACTTCCGCCCCTGCCAAAACAGTGGAAGCCCCCACGCAAGTAGAGGATACTGGCGTAGATGATGCTGAGGCTTTAGCCACAGCAGTCAGGAAGTTGTTGGTTCGGAATGACCCAACTGACTTCAAAAACGACGGTACGCCGAAGGTGGTGAAGGTAGTTTCCGAAATGCCTCCGGAGTGCAAGCGGCCCACAGCGACGCAAGTATTTGCGGCGTATGAAAAATTGCAGGATGATCCAGATCTCGCAATAACGGATTGAAATGGCTACAGGACAAAACCTGATAGACGAAGTACGTAGGATAATTCACGACGAGAGCGCGACCTTTCGTTGGGCTGACGCCGAGCTTATTGATTACCTCAACGCCGGCCAACGCGCCATCGTGGTCCTTGTCCCCGAAGCCAATCCCGTAGAAACCGTTGTCGATTTGACAACTAGTCGTATCGCGCGCCAGTCAATCCCGTCGGGGGGCATTAAGTTCATCAAGGCAACTCAGAACTACGCCAATGATGGCACGACACCGCAAGGCACTATTCGCTACGCGGAGAAGGACGCGCTGGACACATACGAGCCCGAATGGGAATACGTGTCTACGAAAGTTGACGATGTGAATTACTTCGAGCACTTCTGCCATGATAAGCGGGA